CACCGGCACCCGTTGGAAAAGTGCATGTGCCCTCCGCAGCCGGGTTTGAGGTAGTGGTCGCTATCGGTTGGATCCGTGCACCAGTCGGGGTTCTCGTAGACGATGGTTTCGCCGTTCATCTTTGCGTGCTCCGGCCTAGGGTTCCGGCTCGTAGTCCGCCAGGTCTTGGTCGTGTATTTGCCGTAGCCCGCGCAATGGATGGCCGCTATTTCGTCCCATCCCCTGATGTTGTTCGCGACTGAGGTGCCGCCCGATGTCGCCCTGTTCTCCATGGCGTTCTCGAAGACGCCTCGGGCTGTGGACTTCAATGCGTCCGCATCGGCGAAACTATCAGGGTCTTCAATGGCCCTGATGAGTTCTTCCAATGTGGTAGAGTTCATCTGCTCTGCTAGCGTCTTGACATAATCGGGTATGTAGTCGGAGCCGTAGTCCAGGTCGACATCCGCCGGATCGATGTCCAGCTCTTCCAGTATCTGCTGTATCGTGCTTTCGGATATCTGTTCCAGCAGCGGCTGTAAGTCCTCGGCAAACTCCTTGTTCCAGCGATCGGTGTCGAACCAGCTGCGGGTCGGCGTCTCGGTCTCGGTATCGGTCGCCTTGTAGAGGGTGCCCTTGTCCTTGGCCCTGTCTATCTGGTTCAGAACCGATACCGACTGGCGGCGAAAAAACTTTACTAGCGCCGCCTGTATGGCTTCTATGTCCTCTGCGTCCGGTTCGCCGCTTATAACCAACGTCGTCTCGTCTGAGCCTCCGTTTTCCTTTTCGTGGGTATCGGGAGCCTTGTTCCCAAGAACGGGGCTGACGTCTTGCGACGTTGGCTGTGCCGGCAAAATCCCGCCAGTCGCCATCTTAGATGTACCGTTATTGGAACCGTTGATGTTTGACACATCGTTGACCGAGACCATGTTTAGCGGAAGCAGGAACTCGTCTGTCCCGTCGCGGTGGGGCAGGTTCATAATCGCCCTGACATCTGCGATGGTCATATAGGGTGCTCCGCCGAGAGCCTTCGATAGAGCATCCACCTGCTCCTCGAAGCTGCCGTTGAGCTTGGCTTGAAGGTCGAACTCCGCGTATGTGCCATCCGCTGCCCCGATCTTGGGAAGCAGGAACTGGTTGATCCTGTCCTGGATCATCCTGAGATCCGGCCCTAGACAGTCAACATAAAGCGAGCGTGCGTTCTCCTTCACGCTTGCGTATGTCTGCCCGTCGTTCGCCCAAACCATCGCGGGGTTGACATGGTAGACTGCGGCGACATCTTCTCTTGATAGCTGAGTAGCCTGAGACCATTCGGCTTCCCTTGCGTTGAAGCCTATGCTCTTTATTTCCATGCCGTCTTCAAGCAATGGCATCCCGCCGGCCTTCGGCCCGGTGTTGCCGGAGTAGTTCTCCTTCATGGAGTCGACGAACCTGTTGCGGGCTTCGGGAGACCAGTCGACGCCCTGCGGCCTCGTGATAAAAGCCGTCGTGCGTCCGCCGTTCGCCCATACCTGATTGCGGAAACGCCAAGCCGATACCTGCTCCGCCAGGACTTCCTTGAGGGGTTCAACAGGTGAAACGGGAAGAACCGGACTAGCGGGGTTGTAGGCTGCGAAGCGTATGCAGTCGGCAGCGGGCAAGGTTGTGGAATAGCCCGTTGAAGGGTTATAGACTTCATACTGGTAAGGCTCGAAGCCGTCGTATGTCGGGGTGTTCCTGATCCACGAAACGGGGATAGGGTCTATCGTCCAGCCGCTCTTCGTCTCGGCAGACGGGACGACATACCACAGCCCCCAGCCGTAAAGCTTCAGGTCATGCATCAGCCGATCGATCATCTCGTAAGTTGTGAGGTTGTCGTTCGGGTGAGCGATGAGCAGGGCAATGTCAGTATCGCGTTCCCTGATCCGGTCTTCGCCCTCGCGGCGATACACCTTCAATGGAAGCTGGGCGACATTGCGACTGATGAAGTCGACGACAGCCCTGAGGGCTGGTTGCTGGTTGTAGAGCTGTGATGCGCTCATGCCGTGAATGGTTGCTACCGTCGGCATAATGAGCTGGGCATACATTGGCCCGGTCTGCTGGTTCGTCCGGCGGAACCGTTCGAAAAGTCCCATATATGCGCTCCTTCATTAGATGAATACGACGTCGTAGTCCTCGTATGCGGACTTGACCGGTTTCAGCACTTCGTTTGATGTAGCGAGACCGAAAGCCATGGAAGCCGCCATCATGGGCGATACATCGACCATTGATTTCTTTCTGTCCCAAGCGAGGGCATCGCCCAAGGGTTTGAGCTGCCCTGACATGGCAGCTACGTCCTTGGCTGCTCCCTTGCGGTGGTAGACGGGCGTTGCGTCTGATTCGGTTTCGTCTGAGCAAGCGCAGACGGCATCGTAGAAACGACCGCAATAACCTGCGACATCTCGACCGCCGACTTCGTGGACGTTCAATCCGTCCACCGCTTTGAGCAGGTCGACCAGACCTGACACCGGGGCACCGTTAGCCTGTAAAGCTACTGTCATATTTTTGTATTCGGGTTTGATAGCCCTGCGGGCGAACCAGTCAACTATCCAGCCGGTTCCCTTGCGGGCTTCTATGATCTCGACGTGCCAGTTGCGGTCGGGTCGTCTACCAACGACAGCGATGTATGACATCGATCGATCCTCGGAGACATCAAGCCCAAACGCCAACGGGCTGTCGGGTGCTATGTGTGATTTGGGGTCGATGCCCTTCTGCCAGGCATCATGTGGGAAAGGAGGTTCTACCTTAGCCATAACCCATTGGCATAGGTTCTCAGTCCTGAACACAGCCTCGGGTCGTTCGTTGGCAGCTGCCCTGAGGTTTCGCTTGGTAAGGCGTCCGTATCCCATTGCGGGGTTCGATAGTGCCCAGTCCTCCTCGCTCCAGATGGAACAGCCCGGCCGGGCTGACCACTCGAAGAGTCCCACGGTATCATCGTATGTTTCTATTTCTTCGCCGTCATCGTCCATGGCTTTGCCAAGCGATTCGGCGTATATCTTGTATTCGCCATCAGGGTCTCCTAATGCCTTATGGGCATTGAGACGAAGATGCCTGAGCACCACCGAGGAAACATCGCCGGCGTTTGACATGCACCACATCAAAGCGTTCGGCTTTGCCATAGTCGTCGATGATATTGAGCCGTATGCTGCCCAGTCCTTGTGTGTTCTAAGCTCGTCAAGCAATACAAGGTCAGCAGCCTTGCCACGGGCAGCGTCTGTTGAGGAAGCACTGACGGAGACGACCTTGTAGCGGCTTCCGTTCGTCAGCTTCAATTCCTTCTTGCCGTTGCTCCTCCTTATGACCTCTATGCGTTTAGCTAGGCTCGGGTTTGCCTGGATGTCCGCCACGACTCCTTCCCAAACCTCCTCGGCCATATCCAGGGATTGGGCTGTGCCCGTGACGAAAGGAACTCCTAGTATGAGCATTACGAACTCGACCAGCGTCTTCGATACTTCGGTCTTCCCGTTCTGTCGGGAGACGAGGATGATCACTGTCCGAAATCGGAAGTGCCAGCCGGTCTCGAGATTCCCGATGATCTCCAAGGCGTGTATCAACAGCCACTCTTGCCAAGGGTAGAGTTCCTTGCCCATCGCCTTGGCGAAAGCAATTGCGTCATAGCCTAAAGATGTTTCAGGGGTGAGCTCTCGAAGTGGGGGCGTGAATATTCGCGGTTCGGTTGCCCCGTAGATTATTTCTTTGTCCGCCGCGTTCTTCGCCGCAGCCATTACTCCTCGATGTTAGTCAGGGACTTTGAATACTTGTTGGTAAGCGTGTTGAGGAATTCCTCATCGTCGGTCTCGTCGGTGTTGAGCATCTCGGATAACTGCTTGATTGCGGACTGATATGTTTTCAATAAAGTCGTATAGGATTGAACCCATGGTGAGACCCTTGTTCCGCTTTGCCCGCCGCCGTTGTCATACTCGATGACAGCCGGCTCGGTGTTTGCTATCCGCCTGGTTTCACCTAGCTTCTTCTCCAAAAAAAGAATGTTCGTTGCCAGCTCAACTGCCCGATCCTTGTCCTGGCTATCGGGCATCGACTCGCAAAGCGTTGTAGCTTGCTTGGCGATAGACGGCTTTCTCGGCATAACGAACCTCCTTTGGTTTTTCTTAGCTGATGGAGGGGAGACCACCGGCCCCTAAGACCTTCGGGGAGAGAAAACAC